TGAATTGAACCGTGTTCCACATTTTTGTTGTCATGTCGTGGGTCATGAGTGCCGATGCAAACATGCCCAATGTCTGCTGTTTTATCTTGTCGCTCATGGTCTGAACCGTCATTGAGAGAACATTTCTCAACTCCGATTCCAACATTCGGTTTCCTTCTTGATTTCTGAATCCTTCGGGATAGTTTGTGTATGTGTAAGATGGGGATTGCGTCTTCAACCCAGAAATCGGTACAAAATGATGTCCTTCCTGATTTTCGAAGAAAACATAATCGCACATGCTTGTGTTGACCTTTGCTCTTGCACGATGACACAGCCAATTGATTGCCTGAAATGGAGCCATATAGGGTATGACATACGAACGGAAATCATAAGTTTCGAGAAGAGTCTTGATGTGTTTCTTTCCGTCATCATTCTGCTCGGGACTTCTTAAAGAAGAACCAATGGTTTTAGAAACCAATCCGACTCTGTTTATCATGTATGATGAATCAATGTTCAATCCCGATTTGCCTTCAACAGAGGAGTCTAATATTCCGTTCATTTCCCCATTATCTTTTGCAAGATATTCGTCATAAATGTTTTCCACCATCTTGGAAACAGGCATGTTCCTGAATGACTTGGAAATCTTTTTCTGTGTGTTCTTGATTCCTTCGTGCGAAATGAACTCCACACGGACAAGTTGGTTTGATTCTTGTGCGGTTTCACTCAACAACGAAATCTTGTAAGTTCTGAAGACCAACTTTACTGGAGGACTGCCAATCATCGGGGTTCTGTATACAATCGTAAGAGTTTCGGCCCCGATGATCGGAAAGTTTTTCACAATATTGAAGGAATTGATCAGAGTGATGCTGCCAGACATCGTATTTGAAAAGATGTCCTCATATATCATCACATTCTCAAATATGCCCTTGAGAGACATCTTAAATCCTGTATGGGATTGCAAAGTGATATCATCAATCACTACATCTCCAGGCTTTACCATCATGTCCTGACTGATAGTCATTGGTTATGCCTCAACTTTGCAAGGAGAACAAACGGCGGAAATCCCTCAAGACAGGATCGATGTATTCCGGTCGCATCAACCGAATATTTCTTTTGGTTTCATTGTTTCTTTCTTCATATTCAATATTGGTAACGATGTTTGCGGTTCCCAAAGACTCACCTGTTTGATCTATTCCTAGATCAATGTTTTTCTCAAGACCCCCAAAAACATATCTGTCCAATACTGTTGCGGGACTTTCAAGAACAACACCATCATCTCTCAAGATTTTTTTCCTGTAGAAAGGCGAGATATACTCTTTGTCTTGATTTTCAAAATGATGTAGTGCATAACGGTTGTCACTCGTCACTCGCATCAAACTTGTTGTGATGTGCTTACCGTTCTTATTTCTTGTGTGTAGGGTTCTTCTTGCCCCCTCCCTGTCCGTGAAGGGCAATTGATTTCCCACAAAAACACCAGACACATCCTCGACAACTAACTTGTAGTAGTTCGGATCCCATGACTTTACCGTGGCGCTAGCAATCACTTCATCTTCCATGTTTTTTTGCTCAACAATGTCACCCACGGAAAAATGCAGAGCCTTTCTGTCCAATGCCCGCTTCTTGTCTTCATCAAAAAGGTTTATCGCATCTATGAACAACGACTGTCCAGAATAGACAGAATCCATGTGCTTTTCCATCTCATTTACGCTGAGAGGCCAACTGAAGTAAGGATCAATAATCTCGTTAAAAAGAAGAATCAACCAATGATAATCCGCTCTTCCATAAATTCGATACGCCAATGTCTCGGGTTTTTCCTCGTCCTCTATTATGTACTCAAGGCTTGTGGATGCTTGATCTTTAAGTATTTCAAGTATCTTTCCCCGTGTGAGAATGTTCTTTACAATAATAACTTCTCCCGTGTCGGGATCGGTATATGCGAAATTTTGCAAGTAATTGAAATACCCCATGATTTTCCTTTACGGAATCGCATGCCCATTCGTGTGGTTGTCCGCAAACCGCTCTCTTGTGAGAATTTCTAGTTCGCTGAATGACAATTCCACCTCCAATTTTGTCGGTGGGGCACCGCCCTTGTCCACTTCGATTGTTGAAAAGACTGCATCTTCTCCATAGCGAACTTTGATATTTGTCAGAACGCACTTGTGGATGATCGGAAGATATTCATTTAGTTTTCCGTTTGGCATAACGAAACTAATCTGAAACTCTGCCGGATAATCCAAAAATCTTCCGCTTCCCTCTGATCTTTTTGGGTGGGAATAATATTTCAAAACCTGCAAAATCTTATAGATGGTGTGAAGTTCGTGTTCGCTTCTTGGGATGAATGTATAAGAGAAAGAAAACTCTCTTCGTTTGACATCCTTGAAAAGATGGAGAGTCATCGGGTTAACAACTTGTCTGTCTTTTGCAAGAAGAAACTTACTCATCGCTCCTGCTTCGATACCAAACGCTTCACCAATCCTATCCAATATCTTGGTGTTTGACAATGCCATTCTTTTTGCAATATCACGGGCAGCATCAACAGAACCGTTTCTACCAAGTGCTTTTTTAAGTTTGAGATTGTCCATACCGGCCATGTTTTCATCATCATAATTCATGCCATAATCTGCTTCCAATCCTGTTGGCATGTAAAGATAGATAGCAGCCACCCTTTTAATATCCTTGTTCCGAAGACCTGTCTGCTCTTCGGTATAGGAATCTCTTCCGGTTCCTTTTCCGTTGATGTTGCCACCCTCAAATCCAAAAACTACGCCACCAACTTGGGTTTCAAGAACTTGCCCAACAGCAGAAACACCATTTTTCAATATTCCTGCAACTTCTTTAACAAAACCCTGCCCTTGAAGAATCTCTTGAAATACCTCTGCTTGAAGAGCATCGTCAAACGCTCCAATTCCTGCCTGTTGTTCGGCTCTGCCAATTACTTTTCCAATGAGACTGTTTTTATCCCCTGCTTTAGTAGCGATCAAATTTCTTGTGGTTTGAAGAAAAGATTCTTGGTTTTCAAAAACCTCTATACGCATCAAACATTGATGTGCTGGATCTAAAAACAAGTCCTCTGGATAAGAAAGCATGCCATCCATGGGGCTGCTGTTGTACTTGTAGACTTTCATCTCAAATGACGATTTGCCCTGATTGGAAAGCAAACTGTCAATTGCATTGAGGTCTTTTGTTACTTTGATGCTGCTAAATTCTCTTGCCATATGCTGTTATTTAGATGCGATCTATAAATAAAAACAAACGAGGTTTGCCATTCCCGACACCAAATCATACAAAGGTAAATACTCGCCCAAACGACCCGAAAAATACAAGGGCGACCCCACGATGTGCTTCTACAGATCGTCATGGGAAAGAAGAATGATGGTCTTCTGCGATGAAAACTCCTCCGTCCTCGAATGGTCATCCGAGGAGGTGGTAATACCATACATTTCTCCCGTGGATGGCAGGAGACATCGATATTTCGTTGATTTCTGGGTCAAACTCAAACTGCCCGATGGAAAAGAAGAAGTATGTCTGATTGAGATAAAGCCAAAAAAGCAAACACAGAAGCCCGAGACTCCAAAATCCAAAAGAGTCTCAAAATCCAAAATATTTGAAATTAGAAACTGGATGATCAATTCAGCAAAATGGGCGGCAGCAAAAGACTTTTGCGAAGACAGGGGTTGGAAATTCAAAATACTGACCGAAGACAACCTTTTTGGAAAGAAAGCAAATGACTAAACGAGCGGTAGAACAAGTTCTTCGAAAAGCAGCCAATTTTGATCTTGGTGATCCGGCAACAACTTTGTGGTTGGCAAAAAATCTTTCCAAGATTCAAACCAGAATGCAACAACCCGCATTCATACAAAACTCGGATACAATACCAAAAAAATCATTAGATCGGGGAAGCATGATATTTTTTGGCTATTCTCCAAAAACCAAATCAGAATTGATGTTTTGGGATGAGTTTCCAATAGTGATATACCTCCACCCAAAGCCCGGTGGGTTTTTGGGGGTCAATTTTCACTATCTGCCCCCGAGAAAACGAGCAATATTTTTGAATGAAACGATGCGGTTCGTGAACGATCCAAATTGGCACAAGTCGCAAAACAAAAACGCAAAAATAAAAGTCACATATCCCATCATGAAGTACTCTGCCCTGATGGAAAACTACGAATACTGTATTAAAAGGTACTATCTTGACCACATTGTGACCAAGATTGCACGAATACCACCAGAAGATTGGAAGACTGTACCATTTTTTCCACTAGATCGATTTAAAGGCGCTTCAAGACAGGATATTTGGAGCATGGTTAGATAAATAGATTTAATCCCCATGTTTGACTTCAAGAAATCATTACAGGTATCCAAAGATCGGGCAAAATACACATCATATGTGAAAAACCCAGATCCCTCATTCATGGATTATGCCTATGGGCGAATCCGTGAAACCGGAATGGCAAATGCCAGCCGTTGGTTGGTAATGATTCTTCCAAACCAAAATGTCCGTGATGCTATCGGAATGGACTTCGTTCCCGACACAGCCCGTCTTGCAACAACATGTAAATCCGTTGTTCCAAACGAACAGACATGGTTCACATATGAGGAATCAAAAGTTCATGCCGGCCCTGTCCGTGTTTTCCCATATAGGAGAAACACCAACAATGGGTCAGGAATGCGGTTTCAGTTCAATTGCGGAACTGACATGTTTGAGAAGGAATTTTTCGAGTTTTGGATGAGGTACATTCAAAACCCTGTCACAAAGCAAATGCGGTTCTATGACACATATGCAAAGGACAGCGAAATATACATCATTCTTCTACCCAACCATGTTCAAAACTTCAACATGGCGATTGAGGCAATGTATCAAAACAAACTTGTGGGGATGAAACTCACCGAGGTGTATCCGTATTCATTCAACATCAACGGCGGTTCTTTGAATTACACCAGCACATCGGAGCCAATGTTCATCGATATAAGTTTCATGTTTCATGACATTGTTCCTTTGAATCAGATCGTCATCGACAAGGACAAATTGCCTTATTCAAACATTGTTCCAACAATAACCGACACAGGATATCCAGTCATTCCAAAGGATTTCTACAACGAGTCTCTGCTCAGGGAAAACCAAGATACTCTGGATCGGGCAGTAAACGGCTTTGCCCTGCGAAACATCAAGGAAAGAGCAAGATTCAACATGGTTCGACAGAACCAAGACTTGATGTTGCAGACATATGTACAGCAGTTGGAAGAGTACAAGCAAACAAACATCCCAACCGCTGTGGATGGAAGAATAGTATATTCCACGCCAAGAGAGGGTGGACTGAATCTTGCCCTTACAAGCATGTCCCAAGTTCAAGGATTCTTCGGGGCAGGGTTCTATGGAAATGGTTGGTATCCGTAATCTACATCATACAGGAGATCGTTATGTCACTATCAGGAATTCTAGCATCAGTCCCCAAGCATCAAGTTACCCTTCCTCTTTCCGAAAAGAAAGTGGAGTTTCGCCCATTTATCGTGAAGGAAGAAAAAATCCTCTTGATGGCGGCAGAAACCAAAGACGAAAAAACAATGAACAATGCCGTGCGAGATGTTATTCTTGCATGCACCAACAACACCGTAGATGTGATGAAACTTCCAACGGTGGACATGGAATATCTCTTTCTTCAGTTGCGAAGCCATTCCGTCAGCGAAACTGTCAAGCCACAGTTGAAATGCGATAAGTGCAGCATGGCAAATGAGGTTGAAATCAATCTCAAGGAAATTAAGCCACAAAAAGACAAGAACCATACCAAGACAATTCGTCTTGTGGGAGACATTACCGTCGAAATGAAATACCCAACATTAGAAGATATTTCCTTCTCCGACGAAATGACTGATGTTGAAAAAACAATGAACATTATCGCAAAATGCATAAACAAGGTATATCACGGAGAAACAGTTTATTCTGCGAGTGAATTGAGTCACAAAGAAATAGTGGATTTCTTAAATGAAATGACACAAGAGCAGTTCAAGAAAGTAATTTCATTCCTAGAAAACATGCCCCGCCTTGAGACAAAGATTGCCTTTAAATGCAGACATTGTGGTGAATCAAACGAATCTGTGATTCGGGGGTTGGCAAATTTTTTCTCCTAGCCTCCGCACATGACAGTCTGTTGAACATGCTTTCCGTCAATTTTGCCATGATGCAAAACTTTCAGTATAGCCTAAATGAATTGGAAAGCATGATGCCATGGGAGCGGAGGGTCTACATTGATCTGTTGATCGAACACCTGAAAGAAGAAAAAGAACGAATGGATGCAATGAAGCAAGACAACTAAAATGGCAAAGAAAAAGAATCCAAAAATTCCAAGCCCTAATGATGAGGATGGTGGGTTTTCACCAAACCCAAACACAAATCCACCACCCCCATCAAGTGTTATTCCTTTGGATGATGCAAACCTCAACAAGTTCTTTGCTGCCATCGAAAAGATGGGTGCTTCCATGGAGAAGACAAACGCCTTGCTCTCCGAAAAGAAAAGCATTGAATCGGGGGTGGGTGCTTTTTCTCCCGAAGAGAAAAAACAACTAGAAGAGATTACTCAAAAACTACAGGAAGAAATTGCTCTACAGAACGATGTTCTTCTTGAGATGAGGCAAGCAAAAAACTCAATCAGCGGTGTTCAGTCCGATCTGCTTCCTGTTTCAGCAAAAGAATCGACGGGGGGTGTCGTAGCAGAAAAAATGGAATTGTCTCAGGTCTTGAAGAAAGAAAATGATGTTCTTACCACATTGAATACAAATATCGTGGAGTTGAGAACTCTTCAGGATGAAGTCAAAGAGGTGGTAATAAAAAATTACGAAAAGACGATATCTTTGGCTGGTTCTGACGGCGTGGCAAGAAAAATCAAAACAGGCGGAACAAGAGGATCTGGCGAAGATGCTGTCGCAAAAGCAATTCAAAATGAAATCAAGGATGATGAACTGCTGTCGAATGACAAAAAGATGACATCTGTTGATTCTCTACAGCACCAACAAGTGATAGAGAGACTTGATCGCCTTTATGCAGCAAATACTGCTGAAATGCTGTTGATCAAAACAATGGTAGATCAACAAAAATTTCAGGGTCGTCAAAGTTTTGAAAGTAGAATTGAAGAAGAAAGCAAATTCGATACCGATGCAACAAGTGCCGCAGAGCATCATGAAGAGCAACTTGCTGCTCATGAAGAATCAACTGACGAACTACTTGAATCAAACAAAGAGATCAATACCTCATTGAAAGAAATGCTTGATCACCAAAAGGAACAGTCTGAGCGTGGTTTGTTTAATTCCCTGCGCCACTTTATTTGGCATGTAATAAAAACAATGATGATTTATGGAGGTATAGGTGTTGCACTTGGTACTGTTGCAGCATATGTCGTAAAATATGTCAAGGAAATGCAATGGCTTTTGTCGCCCCTGACAAATCTGATCAAAAGAGGTTTCAATTCTACCGAAACCGGTGCCTTTATCTTGAAAGGCTTTACATCAATATTTGAGGCAATCAAATCACCCATCGTTTCAAAATTCAATCAGATTAAGAACTTACTGTTTACTTTTGCAGAAGGAACTACAGTTGCGATCAAGGGTTTGGAATCATTTGGTATCGTCGGTGTTTCTATTGCATCGGCTGGAAGAATTATTAGTGGTATATTGGGTGCATTAGGCGCACCTATGATGGGTCTTTTGGGTGGTTTTTTCAATCTTGGATATATGATAAAAGGAGTACGGCTTGGTTTTCGTGGAGCAATGCAAATTCTTGACAAGATATTCTGGCCCCTGCAAATCCTCATATCGGTGATTGATGGTGTCATTGGTGCCATAAAGGGATTCAAACTTGGTGGCATAAAGGGTGCCGTCATGGGTGCCGTTGCCGAAATCATTGATGGTCTTACCTTTGGTCTGCTTGACTTTGAAATGATGTTTCATTTCTTCAATGAATACATGAGTACATTCTTTGATGGTCTTACCGCAGCAATTCAACCCACGATTAATTTGTTCATGGAAGTTTGGGACATAATGGTCGATCTGTGGAATGACTTTGTTTCCCTATTCACAGAAGGTGGGGGATGGGGTGAAAAGATAGGAAAAATTCTTGGCTCTCTGATTGGTGCGCTTGTGAGACTCGTTGTCAGTATTGGTGAATGGGTTGGAACTACGATGTACAATGCTCTATGGGAA